GCGCCCAATAAGACTAACATAATGAAAATCCTAGTTGATTACTACGGGTTCGATATGAGACAAGTTGAGGATATAAAGATATGACTAGCGCGATGTTCACGGTTTTATTAGGTTGTATTTGTGTCATACTATGGGTTATTTATGAGGGCCGGCGAGATGATTAGGTTTACAAGAGACAAACAAACGGGACGCACTGATAAGCAATATGCGGCTTACTACGGTCAACCCTTAGGGTATGTACTACAACCACTAAAAGAAGGGCACACAGAGCTATTTAGGGGCCTTCCTGGACATATCAAGGCAGTAGAGGCAGACAAACGAAGCCTACAGGCGCAGAGAATGGCCGAGGCGTTATATTATCAAAAGAATTCAACGAGGTTTGACTAATGACTAAACAAGAAGCAATCTATAATTGTATAGACTACTTACAGGAACACAGATATTATGGAGACTTTGAGATGACCTACGCCCTGGGAGACCCTAACGCGGCTGACTATATATGTAGCCACTTCAGCACTAAGGACGGCTCAGAGGTTGAACATGATGTTTACCTGGTAATCAAGGACATACTAGAGGAGGTCAATTAATTACAAATAGTGTTTGCATTAAGAAATTAAACATGGTATAATATTTAGTATACTTAGGAACAACTAGGGAAACTTAGTTAATAACTTAATAGTTAACTCTTAGGAGTTCCTAGGTATCTATAGTACAATCTGACTAACCTACAGGAGATAATTATGTCAGTAGCAATCGGAACAGTGGCCTTTGAGTCATTACGTAAGACAGATGTTTTCAACGGCCAGGATACGGGTAAGTATAACATTACGTTAACCCTAGACGAAGACTCAGCGGACCAACTAGCGTCAGAGGGTGTCAAGCTCCGGGAATACGAAGGCACTAAGCAACGGAAGTTTGCCTCTAAATTCATGGTGGAAGTCTTTGACAGCGAGGGTGGGCCTTTTGATGGTCAGGTTACCCGGGGATCAAAAGTTAAGGTCCTATATAGCACAGGTAAACCTCACCCGGTACACGGTGTATCACCTTACTTAGTTAAGGTCAAGGTGTTAGAGTTAGCCGAGGGTGGTGCAGAAGACGGTCAAGGCGGAGACTTTTAGGGAATGAGTAGGGACAATCAAAGTAAATTTGTGAGGCATGAGGCTTGCCCTGGATGCGGCTCAAATAACAACCTAGCGCGTTACAGTGACGGCCACGCAGTTTGCTTTGGTATGTCCTGCGACTACTACGAGAAGGGCACAGGGGAGGTCCAAGAGGCCTTCCCTAGTCAACCACCTAAAAGGAGACTGGAATTGACCGGAGTTCATGCGGACATAACGGACCGGAGGATAAGCCAACGAACCTGTAAGAAGTATAATGTTACAGTGGAGTATGGGCCCGACGGTATAATCAGTAAACATCATTACCCTTATTACGATAAGAACGGCCAGGAACAGATAGGCTCGAAGGTAAGAATAACGGAAGGAAAAGACTTTTATGCCACAGGTACTATGTCAGGGGCGTCCTTATTTGGACAGCAAGCGTGGTCTGAAGGCGGTAAGTACATTACTATTACGGAAGGCGAAGCGGACGCCCTAGCAGTCGCTGAGATGTTCGATTGTAAGTTTCCCGTTGTTAGTCTTAAAACTGGCGCCTCAGGTGCAGTCAAGGACATTAAGGAAAACCTAGACTGGCTAGAGTCATTCGATAATATTGTCATTTGTTTTGACAATGATGAACCGGGGCAGAAGGCCTCAAAGGAAGTACTGGACCTATTTACACCTAATAAAGCTAAGAACGTGTTGCTACCTATGAAGGACGCAGGCGACATGCTTAAGGCGGGGAAGGTCAGAGAATTTACACAGGAGTGGTGGAATGCTAAGTCTTATAGGCCTGATGGTATTGTTACGAGTAGTGACACTTGGGATATCCTTGTCGAGCAGGAAAATGTAACCTCAATAGACTACCCTTGGCAGGGGCTAAATGATTATACTAAAGGCTTTCGTAAGCGTGAGCTAGTGACAATCACCTCAGGCTCAGGCATGGGTAAGTCACAGATGACCAGGGAGCTAACACATTATTTATTCAGGAACACGGAAGACCGTATCGGCATCCTGGCCCTGGAGGAAGACATAGCCAAGACTACATTAGGCATTATGTCAGTAGAGGCCAATAAGCCTTTGCACTTGGATCCTAATATTAGTCAGGAGGAGAAACGGAAGTACTGGCAGGCTACAATGGGTGACGACAGGTTTGTCATGTTGGACCACTGGGGCAGTACACAGGAAGATAACTTATTAGGTCGGATACGTTACATGGCTAAAGGCCTGGATTGTAAATGGATTATCCTGGACCACTTAAGTATCGTAGTGAGCGACCAGGAGAATCCTGACGAACGTAAGGCAATAGATAGTATCATGACTAAGCTAAGGTCCTTAGTCCAGGAGACAGGCATAGGTTTATTCCTAGTGAGTCACCTTAAGCGACCGCCAGGTGGCAAAGGGCACGAAGAAGGACAGCAAGTATCGTTAGCTGACTTACGTGGCTCGGCGTCCATAGCACAGCTTAGTGACATGGTCATAGGCCTCGAAAGGAATCAGCAGGCAGAGGACCCGGAGATACGCAACACGACAACCGTACGTGTACTTAAGAATAGATTCGTAGGTTTGACTGGAGCATGTTGTTGGTTACACTATGACCACAACACAGGACGCATGAAGGAGACTTCACGGCCTAACGTAAAAACAGAACACTTGGAGTTTTAAATGAGACAGCTTGCTTTTGACATAGAGACTGACGGTATCGTGGCCACAAAGGTACATTGTATCGTAGCGATTGACCTGGCGACTAATGAACAGTTCGTGTACAGAAGTGACAAAGGTAATCTACATGCATTTAATAGTCTTATTAGTAGTCCTTGCGAACTTATCGCTCATAATGGCATTGGCTATGACGTTCCTACTCTCGAAAGACTCATGGGTACAGACTTTGGAAAGACGGTCATTACTGATACTCTTGTGCTCTCACGGCTTGCTAGTCCTAGCCGTCCTGGGGGACATAGTCTTAAAAATTTAAGTAGAAACACTGAAGAGGAGAAAACACATCATGAAGATTGGAGCGTATTGTCTGATGATATGGTGGACTATTGTATACAGGACGTTGTTGCAACTATCGGTGTGTACAACAGGCTTATCGGAGAGCTTACAGGTTTCTCGGAGGAAAGCATTAGACTTGAGCATCAAGTACAAACTATTGTACAGAGACAAGTAAACCGGGGGTGGCGGCTCGATACTTATAAGTGCTTGGACCTACTGGCTGAACTCAAGGAACGGAAGTTTCAACTGGAGGATGAAGTTCACAAGAGGTTTAAACCTAAGTATAAGTACATTAAGCAAGTGGTTCCTAAGATTAAGAAGGACGGTACGTTTTCCACGGTAGGCCTGAAGTTTCTAGGTGACCAGTGGACTACAGTAGCAGGAGAATTCAGTAGAGTTGACCTGACGCCTTTTAACCTAGGCTCACGTATGCAGATAGGGGAATACCTCAAGGACTTTGGATGGAAACCTAGTAAGTTCACAGAGAAAGGTCAAGCAATAGTTGACGAGAGTGTACTCAAGGAAGTCAAGGGAATACCGGAGGCTACACTAATAGCTGACTACTTGTTAGTTCAGAAGCGTATCGCACAGATCAGCTCATGGCTAG